TACCTCCCATGTCATCGATATGTTTTTCAATAGTATCAGCTTGCTTACCATGTGCTTTAACAGCGCCTCGTAATTCCTCAACAACCGCTTTGAGGTTTTTGTATTTCATTTTAAATGCCATGATTATTTTTTTAACAGTTCCACCTACGTCTAGCTGCTTTACCTCTTTCACCAGTCCAGCTTTTTGATCTAGCGCAAAATGATTTTCTACGACCAGCTGCTTTACTACCTTTCTTAAGTTTAGAAGGAGGTGTGGTTACAGCTGTTTTTAATTTACTACCTGGGTTGTTTCTTTTATACTCGTTAACACCCTTCTGAGTCATGCCACCACCAGCTGCACCACCTGTTCCAGTTGGATTAGCTTTGTTGAAGTTTTTACCTGGGCCTATAGTTTTGCGTGGATCCGCTTTTTTAAACCCACTACCCACGCCTCCAGCTCTACGTCTACCGCAAGATGTAACAGGAAAAGGATTATTTTTTTGAGTGTAAGCCATATCTTAGAAGATCACATAATTTACTCCACACTTAAAGTTGTACCACTCCCTATTCCAGTACTTATTGTACTTACCTTCAACGAACAAACCTAAGTGTTTATTTAACCTATACCCAAAGATCATACCACCCGAGTAATCAAGCCATTGACCCCCTACAGAGTTGTGATACATAAACTCGTTACCGCTGTCTACATGATAGGGCATAACGTTTCCCCATGCGTGTAACCAGAAGTCATCCGTGTAGTGGTAGAAATCAAATCCAGCGACAACAGAGTGTTGCAGTAATCTATTTAGCTCACCGCGTTTTCTTTCAGCGTAGTTTGATATAACCTCAGGTATAACAACCGCCTCCCAAACCTCAGTGCTTGTAGCCACAAGCTCTCCTTCTGGTGAGAAGTACTCCGCGTTTGGTACGTCCACTGTGTATCCCTCTTGCAGTGCTAAGTATGTATAATGTATATCATTATTATCAAGCAACCACTCAGCTAGAGGATCGTAGCCATACGGCTCAGAGGCTCGTTGTGCTATACCTAAGTTAAACGAGAACTTGTCTCCAAGCTTTAGTCTACCTCTTTGTGATGCTTCAAAGTAAGATATATCTGCAAAGCCATCTTGTAAGTACTCTCCTTTAACAATGTAACTATCTCCCACATATCTTAGGAAGTGATTTTGATCAAGAAATTCTTGACCCATTTGTCTTTTGTATTTAACCTCAGCTAAAAACTCTAACCCATTACGCTTACCTACATTAGCTCCGTCAGCCCAAGATGTTTCGCTACCATCGTAAAAGGTTTGCGCTCTATTCTCGTATCCAAACCTAGCTATCTTACGGACACCCATTGTAAGACTGTAATCGTAAGGAGTCTCTATGTTAGTAGAGTTCAAACCATTACCTACAGACCACACTGTTTGATCAGCAACAGAGTTACCTCCGTTAACAGCGGTGTAAAACGTAGAGAACTTAAACGCTTTTTTAAAACCTTGCCCTGAGCATATTAAACAGGACAGCATCATTGCTGTTATTAATGTTAATCGTGATAGTAGCATTTACCTGATTTATTTGTTGTTTTCATTTTACACCTTTTACCGTTCGCTTTAACATGGGAGCATTGCTTCTTTTCTCCGTCAGCACGTTGTTCAACCTTTTCATGTATAGTACAATGGCTTCCACCACCTATAACTTTCTTACCGCAACGACCACCTGATCTTGTTGACGCAGCGCAAGTGATATCCTTCTTGCCCTTACTTATCTCTTTCTTCTGATCGTCAATAAAAGTATTTCTATTACCCTCTTTTTTCTCAGCCGCCTTAATTGTCTTAGCCTCACCCTTTGCATCTACTACGTCTTGGTTTTTAATACCAAAACTCCACTTACTCCAACCAAGAAGCATCGCCACTCTTTTCCACGTATCGTGGTCTGAGTTAAGTGCTTCTGATATATTTTGAAACTTGTTATACATCCTACTCAGCGGCACATTTGTTACAGCTTCAGTTACACTAGCAGCTGCGTCGTATACTGGATTATCAATATCCGTCTTGCCCATATGATCTATAACGTCTTTGTTATACTCCCACGTTTTAAGACCACTGTATATTTTTCTAGCTTTAATACCTACAGGCGGAGATACGTTAAGACCCTCTATCACCACATTGCCCCAGTCAGGGTCTGTGTAGTAAATTCCATCATTCATCTTTTCACTTTCTTTCATGAACTTAATAATGACGTTTTTCACTGTGGACACAACCGCTCCACCAATACCAGAGCCACGTAGCAACGTGTCAACCATACCGTTTACAACTCTCTCTGTTTTCTTGTTTGTTATATCGTCTTCTTCGTCGTCACTAAATAAGGTAGCAAACAAAGCTGTTTGTAATCCATAGAAGATTAAGTTTTGAATACCACCATAGTAAACAATTCTAGATAAATTAGCTTTCACATCACCTCTACCATTAACTAAGTCTTGCGCAGCTTTTTTAATCAACCTGTTGTACTGCATAGGTGTATTTTGGAAAGCTAGTATAAACTTACCAATAGGAGAAGCTTGCTGTTGAGATATCTTATCTGCTCTAGTAGATTGCTGAGTTTCCTCTGCTATCTCCATCATATCATCAAACGCTTTTGTCTCTGCTTCAGTTTGAGTCATACCTTCTTTTAAGTATGTCTTAATCCTGTTTCTATAAAACGTAGCACCACCCGTTGCAATAGCGAAGCTATCCGCAACTTGCGTAGGTGTAAAACCGAGTTGAAGTAAGTAAGCTGTCGCTGCTTTAGCTTTGTTTTTAGAATCTTTAATTTGAGCTAGTAACTCAGCTGCGTTAACGTCTGTCTGTATACCAGATCTTCTTTGCTTTAAGAAAGGAGAGTTGAATATCATGGATACATCTTTCCAATACTGCTTTTGATTAGCAAACGCACCCGATGCTTTGATCATATTGTTATCACTCCAGTTAACAAAGTTAACGTTAGAGATCATCTGCAACATTGCTGACCTAGCGTTCAAGAACATGGTGGTACCTATAGAACCGTGTATCCAAGCTGTAAAGTTGTTTAACAACCTATCCTTACCCACGTTCTGTGTGCTACCGGTTTCCATACGGTATAGACTGTCTTCTAACGCTTCTCTAAAGTTAGAACCATACACAGCCTCTATCTTGTTCATGTTGGCTTCAGAGAATATAATATTTTTATTCTCCACCCATTGCCTAAGGTTATTACCTCTAGCGTTATCTAACGCTTCTTTTAAATCTAAAGCTATATTACCTCCTGTCCAGTGAGGCCCAGGTTCTACCATGCCACCCGGAGTTTCACTTATAGAATTAACACCTTGTGCAAACGCTTGAAGCTTAGGATCAGACTCAATCGCGTTTATCAAAGCTGTAGCATCAGCTTGAGATAGCCCAGGTATATCAAGACCCGCTTGACTCCAGTTATATATTCTTATAGCATCCTCGTGTGTATACTCTGTACCCGGTACTTTTTTACCAAGCTTCTTCCTTACGTCAGGCATAGCCTTCCTAAGGTTTTTCATATCATTAGCCACCTGCTGCTGAACCATCTTGTGGCGTCTCATACCTTTTGAGAACGGGTCAAATAAGTTTTTCTTAAACCACGCGTGATGCTTATTACCTTGCTTACCTCTACCCATAAACGAATACATCAGCCCAGCAAAGTCATCTGCCGAAGGTGGAACAAAGAACTTAAACTTACCTTTATTCTTACCACGCTGTCTAGCTTTTGCAGCTGAGAATCTTTTGTCTTTACCTACACCTTTAGTTTCCTCTAGTATCTTATTAAGGTCTAATTGACTTTCGTCTATTATATCAGACATCTTTTTAGGACCAGACTTGCTGAACTTTAATCTCGCTTGTTGAACCTTACCTTTTACGTCAAACTGATCAAGCATGTCCTTAACCGCCTTAACGTTCTGCATAGCATCGTCAGCAAAGTAAAAGTCATTGTAACCCTCACCCACTTTCTCCGCTATCCAGTTAGCTTTAGCCGAAGCTTCTGACTTACCTAGACCTGTAATATTCTTAAGTGGTATCTTTAAACCTTGCGCATCTAAAAACTGTTTAATAGCTTTTGCTGATTGAGGCGCTCTAGCTGTAAGTATAAACATATTCTCTGTTCCAAACTTACCAGAAAGCTTCATAGCTTTGTTAAATAATGGCGCCGTCTTGCCGTCAACAACCTTGTTGAATTCAGAAAAATCAAACTTATACCCTTGCGCTAGCAACTCGCTACCGTGCTTAGCAAACTCTTCAGCACTCAGTTTAAAAGGTTTAGCGGCATAAAAAGTCCCACCTACTGATAGGTCCTTGCCTATTATATCCTTTAGTTCTCTTGAACCAGGTGCTGGGGCAGGATCTACAGGAGCTGGGTCTAAATAAGAATCACTCTTATAAAACTTATCCTTGCCCGGAGTCACCGCGTACTCATCGGAGATTTTGCTTTTCTTTGTGCGGCGTTTACCAGGGATAGTCGCGGGGTCTGGAGGTGTGACTATAACATTAGACTTAGTTGTAGCTAACGTGTCATCAAAGTCTAGCACTGTAATACCTTTGGGTTTAGAGCTAGAGCGAGACATCTTGATAGCATTGTCCATAACCTTAGTACTAGGCCTTGTGTGTATGTCATTTAAAACTTTCACTTGATTAGCAGTAAACCGTTCCAGTTCTAAGTTATACATAGATTTACCACTTGATAGATCGTAAACGTTTTTACCTATAGAAGGATCTAGTATGAAACGTAGATTACCAAGAGGACTGTTAGCGCCTCCAAGATCGTCAAGTCTGTCAGCTAGCTTTTTAGGTACAAGCGACTGTTCAAAGCCTTTAAGTATAGATGGTGAATCCTGAACAACGGTATTATTGTATATGCTAATAACCGTTTGCGCCGATGCTGTAGCCGAGTCTTTAACGTGTTCTCCTTTTTGTGACTTAACGTCCTGAACTCCATCAACAAAATATGCTGAAGTGAAAGCAGCCATTGCTCTTTCACCCTTGTTAAAGTTAGTATTCTTTTGCTTGTCTCGTATTACATATTCAATAGCCTCATCACGAGTCATTTTACCTGTATCAACCTGATGATTAACCCAATCTTGTACGCTAGCGTTGTATGCAGTGAATAACTTTTGAGCTGCGGCTAAAGCTTTAGGGTTTAGTTCCCCCTGTGCAAGTTTAACTTTTTTTGCAGCAGGTATATTCATGCGCTGAATACTTTTAATCTCTCTAAGTAAAGTGTCTGGCCCATCAAAAGTAGACTCAGCAAGTTCTAAATCAGCCTCTACTTTGTAAAACTCATCCCAAAGTTTCTGAGTCTCAGGTGTTACGTTGGAACCCATATCACTTGCTACCTTGGTTCTAAACTTATCTCTTCTTTCTGTCCTTATGTCTAAAGTGTGCCCGCTGTTACCTCTGTCGCTGCTACCTTTTAAAATACCGTTTTCAAGAAACCTATAATTACCTTTTACAGTTTGCTCTCTATCCCCTATTTTTTGAGGTATAAAGTCAAGAGCGCCCATACTGTATTTATTATAATGGTTTGTTAAACCTTCAACGTCATAAACATACTCACCATCAACGGTCTTTTTTGTTTGGTGACCTTTGTTTTTTATAAAACCAGCTAGGGATGGTATGCCTCTAGAAACTTGCCCTAAAAACTGAATGTTTACGAACGGCTTAGGTTTATACTTGTTTTCAAACTCTAAAATAGTTGCATCATGAAGACTTGGATGGTCAACCTCTATCTTGTGGGGGTTAACGTTTTTCAGGATATCACTAGTTTGTTCGTGAGACAGATCAGCGCTGTCAATTCCTTTTTTCAGGGTTTTAGAAAACTTGATACTAGGGTCTCTGTCTATTTGCTTCGCAAGAACTGAGTTGTGGTTTTCTATTCTTTTATATCCTTGCAGATCTTCTATATCTTGAAGTCTATCAGCTACCTCAGGCTGTTGCACTGTCTCCATAGTGGCATCGAACCCAAGTTCGACACCCATCTCCATAGCTAGCTTATCTTTCCTAGTACCAAGGGTAGATGCGCCTACTTTATACCCAAGAGCGTTCTCCATGTTCTGACCTCTAAAATAAGCCATAACTTTCCTAGAACCAGGGTAAGGTAGTTTGGTGATTAGAGTTGGGCCAGAAAGTCTATTGGTTTCTTTAGGTAGCAAGCCATCGCTGATTAACTTGTCAACCTCTGTAGGTTTAGTTATTCTCTCTGACTTAGTAAATATTCTATTCTCAGGAGCTACGTTACGCTCCATCTGAAGTAATGTTTCTTTTGGAAGAAACTTAAATACAGTAGGGAAACTTTCCGCTAAGAAGGCATCATATACCTCACCCTTACCTATCATATCTTGGATAGGTTTCTTTAGCTCAGTTCTATAAGCTTTCTGTAATGCGGCTTTAAACTTCTTAGAGTTTACATCAGGTAGCTTCGTACCAAATGTTTTCATAACAGCGTTACGAACTTTGTCCATCATAGGTTTTTCTAAACCTAGTTCAGTCCTAAGACCAGAGTACTTGTCTGATTCAGACTTACCTTGTTCAGCTAGCTTTGCTCTTTTAGCTTGAGCAGCCATAGACATGTCCTGTTCTTCAAACGACTTTACGCCAGTGTCAGTCTCCGCTGCCACTTGAATAACCGGAGCTCCTTCGGAAGTCTTAGCGTCGATGTCTTTCGATCCGCGCATAGCTTCATCAACCTTATACTCCTTGTTATATACGTTACCAGCTTTGTTTCCTATCTGACTATTTATGTAAGCGAACAGGTTGTCGTTTTGCTCTGGCTTAAACCTCTTAATGTGTGGCGTTATCTCAGAGTAAACCTTTTCAACAAAGTCTCGCGGCACAGGTTTAACCTTATACTTAGAAGCTATAAGAGCATCGAAATAACCATTGTCTTTTATATCTTTTATAGCAGTGTCAGCACCACCTCTTCTCCAAGATTTATTTGTTTGGTTTTCACCTAGTGCTTTTACGTTTTTAGCAGCAGCTTTCTTCTGGTCGGAAGTTAGAGATGTTTTTAGATCATCTGTTTCATCGAGACTTACTTTGCCTTTAGTTGCTTTTGCTATACCACTGCTTAAAGCGCCTTTATGTATACTCTTATTATACTCTTTTAGAAAACTGTATACATCTTTACCTGTGTCAAACTTTATCTGCTTGAATCCAGCCGCTCTGAGTATAGGCGTAAACACATTACCAAGTCTTTCAAATATACTTTCGCTATATGTTATATCCCCATTTTGTATAGCATCCGATGCTAGAGTTATCCACTCATCCGGATTAGCTTCCATATACTCTGGGGTGTAGTTTTCGCTAGCTCTTTGCTCGACCGCTGACCACTGACTTCCTATTTCTGTTTTAAGTTCACTGATAACTTTCTCAGATATATCTTTATCTTTTACAGCTTTTCTAAGCACACCATGTAGCAGCTCGTGGTTACCAACGTTCACAGCTCCAGTAGCTCTTGCAACGGTTTTATTTATGATTATTTTATCCCCCTTAATGAACCCATCTGAAGCAGCAGCTTCCTCTCCATATTGTTCCTTAATTTGATCGACAGTTAAACTATCGTCAACCTCTAGACCGTATAAAGAACTATGTTTCTTTGCAAATTCTAAATTACCCTCAAACACTTTATCGGCGACGATCTCTTTGACAGCTTTAGCTGATTTCTTTCTAGCTCTAACGTCCTTAGTTCTACCGTCAACTTTCGCGTACTTGGTAATTATATCAGAAATCTGCGTTTCAACGTTCTTTAACTTAACATCTGCGTCTGGAACAGCAAATATACCTTTCTTTTTAGTATCAGCCTCTGCTTTAGCTCGGTTCTTCTCGAGCTCCACTAAAGCTTTTCTATCGTTAACATCACTCACCTTGGCATCAATCTGCGTCTCTAGTATAGCGTCGGACTGCTTGGACTGAACGAAACTATTTAGGTTAATATCGTTCTCAACCTGTATGTTTATTTTAGCTAAGTCCTCAGGTGATGTGTTTTTATTATTGACAATATCCTCTACAGTCTTTCTACTAACAGTCTCACCGTTTACTTTATACTTAGGTGTTTGGCCCTTTAGTGATTTGTATAATACATCTGAAACATTAGCAACGCCTTTAAGTTCTCCAATGGCCTCTAAAGTCGCTTCACCTAAATCAATTTCTTGTCCCGCGGCCGCTTGCCCTGCAACTTCACCGACAAAACCTCCAGTCGTCTCAACGCCTGTTGTGGCAACTGCAACTTTCGCTGCGGTTTTTTTACCGCCAGCTTTACCAAGTCTAGCAATAGAACCACCTACACCTCTAGATAGGCCCATAGTCAAACCCTCAACAGCACCAATGGTTAAACCTCTAGCTAACGAAGCGGACTTTATTCTATCTATAGCATCTTCATCTTCTAAGATAGCTCTTATGTTTTCTTTATTAAATTCTTTACCACCTAACTCTTCTTTTAATAAATCAGTAAGAGTTAAACCAGTTTCCATAGCGCCAACTAAACCTGCGGTAGCTCCAGCCAAACCGCCTGTTACAGCTCCAGCCGTAGACGTGGCAGGGGCGAGCGGACCACCAGCAAGACCCGCTACCGCGCCAATTCCAGCGCCACCTACAGCACCGGTAGCTGTCGACACCGCAGTTTCAGGGGCCGCTAAAGAAGTGGCCATAGTTACCGCTGATGTGGTTAAAAATTGTGGAACAAATCCAGGGTTTTGAGCTATAGCTTTAAGCGTGCCCCATATACCACCACCTTCTTCGGCTTGAGCTTTCTGAAACTCAACTTGCTCTCTACTAGGACCTAAAGCGTTTATCTCTTCCGCGGCGGTTATGTATGCATCTAAATCTTCATCCGATATACTAGCTCCCTGCCTGTAAACGTCGAAAGCTTCACCAACACTCCCACCGGTTGCATACCCCTGTTGAGCGGATAACCATAAATCCTCAAAGAAACCACCATCTTCAGGCAGCTCGATTTCTTCAGGTTTATTTTCCTCAGCCACCTCCTCTTTAGTTAAGTTACCACTTGGAGTTTGCGATTGATTAAGCTGGTTAATAACCTGATCACTTGGATCATCAACAACGGGTTGCTCTAAGGGCTCGCCTAAAACATTAGTCTCCCAAGTGCTATAATCATTTGACGTGTACTCGTTTTCAGTCAACCACCCGTGTATATTTTCTCGAACACCTTTGTCGTTAACAAAGTTATTAGCCCAAGTGTTTATATCAGACGAGGTTAAGCCAGCGTTATATAGCTCACCGTATATTGATCTTAGTATTTCTTCGTTCATGCTTTACAGCTTACCCAAAATTAGATGAAACAATTGGCTGTCTTCCTTCTAGCGCTTGTATTAAATCTTGTTCATTAATTAAACCCATTTCTTTAAGATACATTTTACCTACAGAACCATCCTGAAACTTAGCTTCCTTGTTATACCACCCACCGTCATCTTTACCGTATTGCCCAGAGAAACCGAAGTTAGCTTCTTCACCAGTTTGAGGATTGTTGATTACAATCGCCTCTTGTCGTAAAGAAGCTCGTCGAGCATTTTCCTTTTTAGCCGCTGCTAGATTTTTTTCAGCGGTTGACATAGTATATGAGTTTCCAGTATTGCTAGATTTTTTAGATGCATCTCTTGAAGCTTTTTCATCAGCTCCTTTTTTCCAGTTAGCCTGCTGTATTTTAGTCATCCACTCAGACACATAGTCTTTAGCTACGTTTGGCTCTCTTTGCATTTGATCCACCACCATGTCCATTTCCTCAGGAGTAAGATCGTACATGTCAACAGTGCCATTACCATCTCTATCTCCGCCCTCATACCATATTGGCACTTGCTTGAAGTCTTCATGACTCTTAATGTGTTCTCTAAAAGATTCCCCACCACCAAACTGCTCGTTCATCAAACCATTTAATTGATCATCATCAATAGACAATCTGTTGCGTCTAAGTAAATTTTCATAATCAAACAACTCTCCGTTCAAACCCTTCTTCATGAAGCCTTCGTTTGCTTCAAGAAACTTTAACTCTAAATCTAAAGGCTTAGTTCCCTTAGCAATCATGTCATCCACCTCTCTTCTAGTTACAGAAACAATTTCTCCATCCTTACCTGGCATGTCAAAAACCATTTCACCGTTATCAGAAATCCTGACCCTAGCTGAACCATCGTTTCTAGACAAAGTGTTTAGTATATTCTTTTCGCTTTCGTCAAGTGACCGCTCTCCCCAACCAACACCATCGTTGATTTTTTTAGCTGTCTCCATTGTGTCTTTCCAACTCTGTAATCCTGCGGCTCTTTTACCTTGGTCACTTAGTAATCTAGACTGAGCTTGCTTATCTTTGCTTTTAACTGCAGCTAGGTATTCGTTTTTATATTGCTCTTCTATTTGCTGAAACTGATCAAATAGCTCACCCGAAGCCCATGATCCTCTATCACCTTGTATAGCAAACCCTTCGTCCCACTCAGATATAGCGTTACCCCAACGATCAAGCTCTACGTTTGCGTAATCCATTATACCTGTACCCACGCCGCCCATGACATCTCCAATAGTTGTCTTAGGCGCGTACGTCGCTCCAGCTCTTCTAACACGATTTAACGTGTCTCCTGATAATCCGTAATCTACACTCATAGTTTTATTCATATGGTAACCCAGTGTTAGGGTCAATATTATCTAGGAAGTTAAGTAAACCATCATCGCCTCCTACGTTGTTTGAAACACCTTGATCAGCTAACACGTTGCCATAGGAAGTTTGAGCGTTAGATCCACCACCTCCTCCAACACCACCTATGCCAGTTCCATAATCCATAGCTGCTTGGCCTACTTGGCTTATTCCATCATGCACTTGTTGTTGAGCTCTAGCTCTTTCCATCTTAGCATTTGAAACGTCATCAGCTGCCATACCCATAAGCGATTCAATTTTTCCTCTTTGCATGTTACGACTCATCATCTCTCCCTCACGTTCCTTACCTTGTATCGTGCCGGCCATTCTTCTTTCAGCCATTTGGTTTCTAGATTCTTGTTGACCTATAGAGGCAGATGCTTTCTGTGTTTGCAATGCTCCTTGGTTAGCTAGTGTTTGGGCTAATGCTGCTATACCAGATCCACCAGCTGCACCACGCATGTTGTCCATAATGTTCGCTTGGTTCTGCGCATTCTGTTGAGCTTCAAACTCAGCCTGTTTAGTATTGACAGTTAGATCTTCCATAGTATTCTCCATGTTTAAATATGGATTACTAGTATCTAGGTTAGCGAAGCTTTGCTTTTGTTTATCTAATTCTATTTGAGCTTTTTCAGCTGCTTTTTTAGCCTTATTAGCTTTTATCCCACCGTCTACAGCTTTAGCAACACCACCGGCTGCTGTAACACCAGCGCCGATAGCTAAGGCTGTACCTGCTATTGCTATAAAACTCATGATCTATTTATTTTTAATATATTCTTCATATTCTTCGTAAGTTAAAGCAACTATGTCTTTTTCTAATTGACTTACATCCTCTGTGTTGCTAAAGTTTTTATGTGTATTATACCATATAGAATCTTCCTGAGCGTACAAAACGCGTTTAATACCAGGTGTAGATATAATAGTACATGGTGCAACGTGGTCTATTGTATCATCCTCGTTCACTACAGTTATTTTGCCTGTAAGAAGAAAACACATATGAAGGTGCTTGTGTATAGCACCTATAACCACAGTACCTTTTTTCATTGTCATTTCACGAATGTACACGCCATCCATAAAGAAATGTCTAATGGGAACTAACTCACTATCATTTACTATCGGTTTGTCTTTTGTCCCTGCTACTATAGTTTTTCCATTAGCCATGCTTTTTAAAGCTGACTCTAATTCAGTAACAGAAGATCTAAAACCTGAAGCTAATTCGTTTTTATTTTTCAAGTCTAAGCCGCTATCTAACATTATATTTAATTATATTATATTAGTATAGTCACAGTTATAGCCACTTATTTACTACTGTGAAAAGCTTCCATGGCTACGCTAAACAACTCAGCCTCGCTTGAGGATGTGTTGACAAACTTAGCGCTCGCAAAATAACCAACCGGTGAGCTTAAATTAGCTTTAGTATCTTTAGTGAACATAATAAACTTACTACTTAGACCACTACCCGCGCCTAAATCAGCTCCAGATAAGCTAGTCTCTACAATCATAGTGTACGCGCCATTAGCTGCAGGGTTGTTTATTTCTCTAATATCACCAATTGTTATAACACTGTTATTAACGCCTGAATCATTAAAGCCAGTATCAAAACCGTCTTGAGTTGTGACATCTACGTAGTACGCTATATCTCCAACTTGGCAAGATACGTTTATAGGCTCTGTGAATGTTAGTGTTGCGTAAGGCATTATGCTTGAGTTAAAATTAAATCTGAGTAAACTCTTAAAGAGGTGTTGTGTTTTATTTCGTCAATCTTTAAGTAACCTTGTATTTTAGCCTCGTTGTTAGGATCACTAACGTGAGCTTGAAGATGCAGTAATGTCATACCGCTTTCTACTCCACCTTGAGTGGCTGCTGTTGAACCTTGTCCTAATGAAAAGTCTAAAATAGTATCGTCAGGTAGAGTCTGGTTAGTTATAACAGTAATGTTGTTTGCATCAACAACTGTAGCAACGTGAGTGTGCGTCGCGCCATCTACTCCAACTACACCTATACCATCAACCTGTTGACCAGGTAGTATACCTCTAGTAGTTCCGCTTACTGTTATGGTTTTACTGTTAGTAGTGACACCATTAGTAAACACAGATCTACCAGCTAAACCACCAATCATTTTTCTCCACTTTACACCAGTGTTAATAGCTGTTATATTTGCTTCTCCACCAGCCTTTGTTACTTTGACCTCAAACGGGTAAACTGAAGAAACGTTTGAAACAAAAGATATGCTAGCCCCAGCCTCTAATCTTGGTGCTTGAACAGCCTTACTTATTTCTATGTTGTATCCATTAACAGATACAACTTGAGTTAAATGCTCTATTGCATTGGTAACACCTGTAGTTTGTCCAAACGGGTTTATAACCCAATCACCAGCCGATACACCTTTAAGTCTTTGGCTTAGCACTAGTTTTGTTGCGCCAACTCCAGCAGCGGCCGAAAGTGTGCCTGAAACGGTTTTTACTCTAGGAGATTTATAGCCACTTCTAGAGAAAAGTTTAGGGCGTATTATAGAGTCCGCAACGTAGGTATTACCTGTATGATCGTGACTATTAGCAGCTGTAATTGAAGCCGTGCTAATGCCATACTGTATAATATCTAAATCATGGGCGCTAACTGGTACTAGCTCACTAAGAGTGGATTCCACACCATCTACAAGTCCGCTTATAATAACGTCATATGTTATATCTAAATTACTTGCGTTAGATGGGAACTCAACCTCGTTGTACATGTATGCAAGACCAAGATAAACACCCTGACTAGGTATTTGAGAATCCAGGCTTACTTCATCTGTTTGAAAAACTCCCGAAGTAAAGTTGTAGTAACCATTTATGCTACCATCAGAAGCATATCTTCTTACAGTTATATTGTATTTAGATCCAGCGTCACCCGTGACCTCTATGCTTGAGGAAAGGCCATTTGCTGTTATGCTGGCATCTACAGGGTTAACTTTATGTATGTAACCATTATCAACACCACTAGACCCTTCTCCTGGCGGTTTCTCCGGTGAGTATAAGCTATACACAGCTGTAGCTAAGTGCCCTAAGTTACACATATCCTCTGGATCACTGACAAGAGATCCGTTTTGAGGAGGTGTATAATATAACCTAGCTGTCCAAGACGTCCTCAAGTTACTAGCATTATAGACCTCATCTGTAATAGCGTGTGAGTAGTAGTCTGAGTACTCGCCTAGGTTATGCCATTTAACCCATACTGGCCCATAGTAATTATCGCTGCTAGCTGTAAACTTATAACTAGCTATTTCCGTCGTAGAGCCATCTGGTACAGTTCCTGTATGCTTATTGGTTGGTCCATCTTCAGCATCAACAGTGCCGCTAGCTATGTGCTCACTTTCAGTTATATCTGAATAATTAGTGGTCACAACACTTTGTCCCAAGTAATAATTGTACGTAGCAAACAAACAGGCTTTCCTAGTTGTTTCAGCTGACACACCCGCTTTAGTGTCTATATCAATAGAGTAAGTAGCATTTACGCTGGGCCACGTTTGCCCGCTACCTTTAAATTGAACCCTCACGTTTACTGTGTTATCTAAGTCCCCGCCGTTACCGTTGTTTTTGAAAGTGATAGTGTCTATATCTTCCCAGTTAACAGCCCCAACATCTGTAACATGCGTGTCATCATCAACAGTGTATATATACTCCGTTGAATTACCACTACCACTGGATGTAAAGGTGGCTCCAGGTACCTCAAAATCAGCTGCTGATAACGGAAAGCCAGAGTTAACACCATCTATTACGTTTGATATAGTCAAGTCTACTTTGTCACCACCTGTTATAGCGGAGCCAGGTACAACGCTAAGTGTCTCAGAGCTACACGTCCATCTTGAAGCTTCTGTTGCGACAACGGCCGCGACATCCCAAGTGTTCGCCTCCGTGTTGTTGGCCACGGTTATTGTTATATTAGACACAGAACTTGGGGCGCTATGTGCTATACTAGCTAAACCTATACCTTGAACTGTAGCCTCACCTTTGTTATCAGTTATAAGACTAGAGCTACCAGAGCCCATACTTTCACCTGCCAACACACCAAACCACTTACCCTCCTTTTCTTTAAACTCAATCTCCTTGCATTTTTCCATGTCTGTAGTGACATTATCTACATACCAACCTGCTTTAGCGCTTAAGTTAAAGTACTCACTATCGTTTTGCGCGCCAATAGTTGTTAACCCATTTGATTTCCCGTCACCGCTAGCGCTGTAGTTGTTATTGTAATACCCGATGCTTTGGCTATCAAACTCAGTTACTTTAGCTTGAGTTCCTTCATAGTTGATAGTGCTAAAGCTTTTAACTGCTCCTGGGTTATCATTAAATAAAACTGTTATATCAGAGTTAAACAGCGTTCCGTAGAAAGTGTTTCTAGCTGCGTTGTCATGGTGGATATATATATGACCTTTATCAAAAGTAAAGTAATCGTTATTTAGACTTAAACCATCTTGAGGGTTAAAAGATTTGAAGCTAACCCAACCCTTAGAAAGCTCATTGTAAGATATAGTAGTTTGCTCAAAAGGATGCTCGTCACTGTTGGCGTATTTTTTTGACACGGTTAAGTTGTACTCGTTTTTTCTTGAGTCGTATGTTCCTAAAACTCTCCATACGTTTTTTTCAAATAACTTTGAAAAGTAATCCTTCATACCCAAACTAGACACTGATCTAAGACCCTCTTGGTTTGAAAGAGCAATTACATGTCCTCGAGTAGCGTCTGTAAAATAAGTCTGATACGGCGTTGTCACCATAGACTCTGGGTTGGTGGATATACCGTAATCACCCTGGTAAGGTGATGCTGAACCAACAACTTTACTACTTGCAACTAAATTAGAGCTTCCATCAGCATTAAATAACAAATCTTTATTTGTGTCTGCTCGAAGTATCTTGTCTTCACACAGCATCACTAACCGCGTGTCTTTGTTTAACAACGCTTGGATACTACCATATATCGGGTTTAAGTCTTTAGTTATAGCCTCCGCCATTATAAACTGGTTGGTGTTATTAACACCGGACGTAGAGTTATATATACCAGACCATATTAAACCATGCTTTCTTCTTTCTTCTCTAGCTTGCTCTGCTAGAACCGTAGATGCTTTAACACCGTTGTCAAGTTGAGGTGCGTTAAAATCATCTCTTATTCTATCAGACTCTACGCCATTTCCAAACGCCCAGCAGTTGTTCCAATCTAAATAATGACTTTGAAGATGTATAGCTTTATGCGAATCAGAGCGATCCGCTCCATGCATTGTTAATTTTTGAGTGGCCCCGCTTGAACTAAACGATACGTTTTTAACTAATAGTTTTAGTTCGTAATAGTTCCTTTTCTTAAATGTAACAGGTAGATTAGTTGTCACTGAGTAGCCGCTTGGTATCGCTGGTGTAAAACCAACGCTATCACTATTCCAAGAAGTAACAGTATACGTTTGTTCTGCTATAGCCTCCACACCTTGATCCGCGGCTTGAGCAGGTAACGTAAACGTTGACCCTATCGGTATTAGCTCCTCGTTCTTACCGTCTACAAGGTCTAAAGGTATTAGACCACTAGCTTGATAGTATATATCTAGATCAACGGACTCTTTAGGTTCTGTTTCCCATACGGCTGGATTATCTGTAAAATTATCTTTACTAGAAGAACCGTAAAAAGGCTCTAGTATTTCTATTATATCATTATCTAGAGTATCGTGTTTTAAAGCTCTTCTATAGTTAGCTGTATCGGTGCTTGCTGGACCGCCAACATCTGGGGACTTAGTGCCGTGAATAGGGTTGTAGCCATAAACATTTGTTTTACCTATAGCCGGCGTAACACCTATAGTCCATCTTTGTCTTAAGTTGTCACCTCTCCACTGGTAGTTTTGATTTGATCTTTTGTAATTTCTTATACCCCAAGCGCCACTCTCGTTGTTTGTTCCAGATATATAGACATCATTATTATCGTAACCGTCATAGTTGTAATTCGTGTAATCCGTGCTAGCGGTGGGGTGCGGGGTTGATATAACCGTATACTGCGTAAGCTCTGGGTCTTTTTGAAACCTAAAGACAGTACCTTCTTTAACTAGCTTTTTTATAAATAACCAGGCTTTTTCGTACTGTTCACCAGCTATATCTTTAAGCTCCATTTTTAGGTTAGGAATATCGTCTTGCCCTAAGCCCCACGAGTCTGTAAAACCCTCACCCATGCCAGACCACGAGATATCCATATAGCTTCTATCGTTACCAAAGTTACCCCATATACCTCTACTAGGTTGTGCTGAAAACTTTTTCATACTACCTGTTGTAGGGCCGTCATTTGGGTCGTCCTCAGCGTCACCGCCACTATTCCACCACTGCTCGTTTTCACTATCACCAAGTCTACCTGGCCTGTTATCGTCCCTACCATTAAAGGAGTACGCGGTAGCAGCATCTATAAAAAACATATTTAACTTTGCAACACCCTCCCAAAACTCTTGCGCAGCAGATCCAGTATTAGAGGTCTCATCGTTTATAGCGCGAATAGGGTTTTTATTAATATCATCGGTTGTAACAAAGAAAACCTCATTATCAGTGTCGTCATAAGTAGCACCACCAGCCCATCTATACGCTGGGGTGTGGTGGTCATACTCAGTTGGGTGCAATTCTTTACCAGTGTTATCATAAGCACTGTTACCGTCATCTGGCAAGTAGTTGGCCAGTAAATTCGGTACGCCAAGAGTGTTAACGAGATCTAAACCATTGTTGTTTATGTAACCCAATTTAAACGAGTCACTAACAATCATTTCTGGATCACCTAAGTAGTTAAGTACATAGTTATTAAGGTTCTCGTCTTTAAATATCTTTACAAAAAACCTACCGTCAAACTCAGGCTTGTTTTCGATTTTTCTATCAAACAACTCAATAACAAGGTCACTTATGCCTGTGTCAAAAGAGTTACCCGTGCTAGTAAAAGCTATGTCATCTTCAAACTTGTCGTTGATAGATATTTTATATGATGTTCCATCGAGCGTTAGACGTCTAACATCGTACTCTTTAGATATACTACCTCCTCCGTAGAATCTTAAACCTAAATTATCTGGAGTTAAAACATTTAAGTCAGATCCAAAAACACTTTCAAATGCACCTTGCTGTATGGTTATAAAAGTTCCATCTAGAGTTGGGTACCCACCACCAGAACTTCCAACGCTATTGTTTACGTTTGTAAGAGTGCCTAAAGATTCGCTAGTCGTCTTTACATAATCTGGAGCTTCGTTTTCTATAGCTAGAACTTTGTATCTAGCTTTATTTAAAACAGCGTTCGATCCACCGTGTTCACTTTTAAGTTCTAAAAACGTTTCTTCGTTAACCTTATTTCTATCTGAAGACGGAAATGATAACCATATATTACCATCCCACGCATCGTACCATCGGTCCATGGCTAAAGTGTGGTACTCTACAGATGTTTCTTTTATATAGTAAGAATAGTAATCAGCCCAATCAGGAACTACGCTACTATTGTTAATAGAACACGACAACCTATTTCTGCTACCACAAACATCCTTAGGTGTTTTAATAGAAGATTTTTCGTGAGTTAAAACCGGTGTCTCTCTCCCGTACTTATCACTAAACACAACCCCAACCTGGTATGTGCGCAAGGACTTAACGGATGGCAAAGCTGGATCATCTGAAACGTCTTGTATATCTTCAGATCTTAAACTTACGTTTATAATAGGGTCTTTAAGTATAGTGTAATTCTGAACGTAGTTACCATAAATTAATCTATTAGCGCTTATTTCTTGAGCTAGCGCTTTTCTAGGCACATTGTCCCAAGGTCGTAGCAACTGATTAGACGCTACTACCGCGTGAACCATGTCAGTGGTTAGAACATACTCACCTCTTTTATCACCCATACCGTTAGACAAATTTGGCCACAAAGGATCGCCGTCAGATCGCTTTATGGTTTTAACCGTGTAAACAGTTGGGTTGTTAGTTTCCTTGTACAACAAGTCTATTTCAACCACATCCTCAGGCATCGAGTTTTCATTAGCATGATACCTCTTAAGCTTAAGACTACGTATTTGGTTTACCATTCCAAAATTGTAACCTTTCTTAGGTAGGTACTCGTACACTGATGGAAGGAAAGCTATTTGAGACCATGGGGCAAATGTAGAGTATTCACCATCTTGGTATTTATATCTGTAAGAAAACCTAGGAAACTTAAATTCAAACAGTGGCTCAGTATCCTCTAATCTAACGTAGTAGTTCTCCAAAGCAGTTGTGGTACCTACTTTTCTAGATAGTATCTCAATTTTAAATCCAGACAAAGCCAAACTATCAGGACTAACCACATTTGACTCTATAACCTTAGCTCGAATATTATATTCTGTAAACGTTGTTGGTTGAGAAGTTTCGCCTGAATTAGCTATGATTATAATATCATTAACTCTGTAATCTACTTGGCTACTAAAACTTACATCGTGTTCATTTTCATTCGTAAAAGCGAAACTCATACTAGTATACGGAGCGTTCTCCGTACCGCTAGAGTTAACACGCTTCATGCTAGTTCTGTATGCTTCTATTTCTAACGGTTGTGTTGGAGATTTCTTGATCACGGTTATGTGACTCTCTTCAACGTACACAGCTTTTTTTTGATCAGAAGTTGTTACAACACTGTATTGATCAATCTCGTCTGAATAGTAAGCTTTATCCTTAACAAGTCTTGTGTGAAAGTAATCTGTATCTCCTTTAAAAGTGTCTCCAGTAGTTGACGTTATTGCCGCTGCAAATCCTCCTGTACCACCACCCACTAAATACTCTACACCACCTGTTCCAGCTATAGACCTATCTATATTTACTTTTTTAGGTTCAGTACTATTATCTGTCCAGTATATAGCGTTATCTAAAACGTTAATACCAGTTATCATTGTATGCTTAGAAAACCACAGCACTCTATCTGCTTTGAACTCAACAACTTGGTTTAAGGCCGATAAGTCATTAAAAGCAACACCATTTTTTTCTAGGTATATTTCCCAGTGAGATGAGTTGTATTTTATATCAGAAACCTTTAAATTGTCCGCGTGCGTGTATGTTGTTGCACCTATTGTACCGGCAACAGTCATACCAATTCTAACACCGGTTTTATTAACTGTATCCGGCGCGGCTATGTTTATGTGAGGAGAGTTACCATCTGAGTTTGCTGATACAACCGAAGACACTTCATATATGTCTACGAAAACGTACTTATGTTTTTTAGTTAAAGCGTTGTACTCTAATATATAATCTTTTTTAATAGAGTTGTAAACACCTGTCGAAGCGGCAGATCCAGCAGCTACAAAGTAGTATATCTTATCCCTATCCGCGGCAGCTATAGATGCAACTACAGCACTGTCATCAGCAACACCATAGTAACCACTAGCATCAGCCATGGTATTATGTTTAGTGTTACCTAAAAGCGTTTGCACTGATCCTACGTCCGAATCATCAGAAGTTGATATCTGAATATTTAAAGCGTCTCTGTATTGACCATTAGGAACAAGGCGCTCGTCCATGTCCTTGTTCATAATAGCTTTAGAGAATACTCTCTTTAACTCCGCCATGTTTAGTGTTTAATTTGTTTAGAGTTACCTCTAAAAATTTGAGTTATCTCTTCTGCCTTAAAATTAGATAATCTAATCTTAGCTTTTCTGGTTTCAGCAAATCTTTCTTTCTTGAGCTGACCTAATAATCCTCCAGGTGTATCTTTTCTAGCAGATAGAATACCGTAAAGCATGTGTTTGTATATAGCCTCCTCTGCTAGTTTAGGTACTAGAGACTTCTCTAGATTTATACTAAGAGTTCCGCTACTATTTTTAGTAGCTATACCGTCGCTAATATATTTTAATACTAAAGTTTTACCGCTTAAGTTTGAACTAAAGTGAAACTTACCTGCTGTTTCGTCTACAAAAAAACTACCATTAGCCTGTGCGTGTTGAGGGTCTATACCGTATCTACGCCCGTTTAATCTACTAGTCTGATCATCTTTTGCGTCCGAACTTGTTGTTGAATCTGTTGATTCAGATTTATAACTAGCCCACGTGTCTGAATCTTCTGAGGAGTCTAAATCTGTATTACTACCATCAGTTACCCAACCACCCCAAGTTTCAACTAAAGGATCTATGTTTGAAGATACATTGTTAGGATTTGAAGTTTTTATAGCTGGATATATAACCCTTTCTATACCCGCGCTATCACTCCAAGATAACTTAACGTAATTAACATAATCAATAGGCATAACTAAAACAAGCGTGGAAGGTACTACAACCTCCCAGTCTTTAGTTGACCTTAAAGTGTCATAGCTAAGTTCTTGCAACCCACGTATAGCGTGAAACGCAACATCACTATTTGATACATCCTCACACAGTTTGTTTTTACCAACATAAGTAGCATTAAAAGAATCTATGATCTCTTCTAGACTTATATATCTATATGACCCGTGATCTCCGGTACTGCCATAATAATCGTAAGGATTGTTGTTTAATAAACCCATTTACTTATACTTTTTGCAAGTTCAACTCGTTAGCACTCTTCTGGTGGGCTAACTCCATTAAACCAGGTTTGTTCATTACTATTCCAGATAGCTCAAGTATCTTGTTAACAACAGTGTCCTCTTCAGATCTGTGTAGCTCAAAGTCTACAGCGGCGTTCGCGTTATATAAAGCTTTTTTGTTTGTACCTACAACAACGTATGCCCAGTTAACATCTATGGGTACTCTAAAGCATTCTACACTTACACCAGAGGTAACCGGTGTTGTTATAAGAGCGTCACTAGCGGAGTTGTACGTCGCAGAGGAAGCGTACACTAATACGTCTCTGTTTGTTACAACGTTGTCTGAGTATATAGCACCTGTACCTAATAGACCCGCGTAATGCCTTTTTGATCTTGTCATTCGCTGAGCCTCATTGATACTAACTTTTTGACAAACCATGCTGTTGTGAAAAACTCGTCCTGTATGAAACACATCCACTTGTACTCCATTTACACCAACTGTAGACGGAAACGTTGTAGCGTCAACTGTTAAATCCTCTACAGATAAAAAAGGCCCAAGCTTTCTGCCCATGAGCTCACTTATATCTGTTTCATCTACCTCAGGTGTCCTGTCGTCCTCTTGTCTATCTCTTAAGTTTTTAGAGAAAAAGTAAGACTCAAATATACTCATCTGAGCCTGGTTGGCTAATAAGTTAAACTCTTGCGGAGTAATATAACCCCTTTGCTCTTTATTAGCAAGGGTTAATACTCTTTGATATACCGTGTCTACACTTATTGCCATAATTCTTTTTTTGTAGTTTTGCAACCACCCCGAAGGGCAGTTGCATCACCATTGATTATTATTGTAATCGTTTTTCTATATTGGAGTATATCTCCATTCCTTCATCAGTCTTAAACCAAGCGGCTAAGGCATTGTAAGGATGTTCATCAAAAGGAACAGTCATTAGTTTTCTATCATTAGAACCCCAATTAAATGTTCTTTGATCAGAGGATAGTTTTATAATCCCCATCTCTGTAGCTTTAATACCAAAGTTCCTAAGCACAACGTTATCATCATTGAGCAGCTCTAGGAAGAGCCTAGGGTTTCTTTTAGCGTACAGTAACAAATCTCGTCTAAGCTCCTTAGAACTCATCTCTGATACCTTAGAACCAACCTCTACCCTCATAACAGCTTCTGCCATATCAATATCTAAGCTTTTCGCTGCCATTAATGCTTCAACTTCAAACTCTAACCAATCAAGTTGATTAGCTGCTTCTTGAACAGGTTTGTATTCCGTGAATATACTGTCTCTATGAGGGTGATACAGTGAGAGTAGTTTTTGTAAAACGGTCTTTTCTTTAGGGACGAACAAACTACCACTTCTAAATACTATATGAGCTAATCTTTGGTCACCTTGCATCTCATCAACAAAAGGTGTTTTTTGATTTTCACAGTATTTAAGTTCTCTTTCATAACCCTTATCTTCGTCAAACCAATAAATATTAGTAGCTCTTATAGATCTTGAAAGAGGTTTTTTGCTTCCAGTTAGATTATATACTCTATCCTTAATTTCCCAAACGTCTTTCTTAGGTAATTCTTTTGCAATTGGTTTTGGCTCCGGTTTTGGAGCTTCAACTACAACTGTCTCTTCTACGTAGGGTTCCTCGACCTCTACTTTTTTTGTTTGCTTTTTAGCCATAATATAATATAATAAAAAATTAATATAAAACCACCCCTCCCGAAGGAGAGGTGGTTTCACCAAATATACCTATCTTAGTTCAACAACATGAAGTTGTTTGCACCTTGAGTAATTAAACAACGCTCAGTAAGCATGTGAATCTGCATCGCGTCAAGCGCTGATGTAGCAGCTCCAACTGAACCTGTAACCCATGACTTCATGCGACGGTCATCCGTAGCAGAAGCACGGTAACGAACATGTAAGAACGGGCGCTTTAGGTTTTTACCTAATGCCTGATCATATACAGTTGATGTACCAGCTGGGATAACAACCCCACGTATAGCGTTAGCCGCGTTAGCTGCGTTAATACCACCACGTGTAGCTTTGTCGTTTAAGTAACGGAAGTCTGACTTGTAGAAATCGTAAGATCCACGACGGAACCCAGAGAATCCTAAGTTAAGCGCCATATCCGCGTCATTCTCAAACACTCCGTAAGAAGTACCACCCGCTCCGTAAGAGTTCATCGAAGCAAGCATATCATCCATAGCTAGAGACGTAGCTCTATTTAAGAATAACATATTCTCTTCAATAGCACCTTGTGAGTCAAACTCTGCAAGGATAGCATCAAACTCAGCTAAATCAGTAGCAGCGTTAACACCCGTAATACCTGAAGACATGTTACCACGCTTTTCAATAGCTGCAAATAAGCCTTCAGTTCCTACAGTACCATCACCTGCTGCACTACCTTTTATTAGGTTAACAGCGCCATCTATAACAGACGAACCGTCGTTTAACTCAGATTCTAGCATAGCCATCTCAACGTAGTCGTTAAATCGAGCGCGTGTATCAGCCTCAGCTTTTACATACCATAAGTAACCTGAAGTACCGTCTTCAGCAGCTACTTCAACCCAACCAACGCGAGACGCATCAGATCCAGACACTTCGTAGTAGTCCTTCATGATAATAGGCTTGTTTGAGAAAGATGTGAACCTAGGCTCATTAGCACCTCTCGCATCAACAGCTGTAGCTGAACCATCACTATAGCTCATGCCTTTTCCGTACTCAGAACCGAAAACTAGTACAGTAACAGATTCAGGTGTAGCAGAAGCAGATAAAGTAGCGGCCCCTCTGTCGTAAGGTAGTACGTTAATTGTAGTCGTGCTCTCCACGCTTGTAACTAAACACTTAACGATTCCATTTGTAGCATCAGCTACAATAACCATATCGTTAACGCGGATACCATGTCCGGTTGTGCTTAACCCGTTACCATCAATATCTTTTTCGATAGTGATTTTACAAGGAGCTTGTCCGTTTACAGCTGTTTCACCTGTAGTACCACCGGCACCACTAAGTATTTTAGCCTTGTAGGATAAGTGTAATCGACCTTGCTCAGACCAAATTACTTGATCCGCTTGCATAGCCTCTTCCGCTCCAACTTGAGCTAGGAAACCTGAAATTGTTCTTGGTCCAAAAACCTCAGCTTCTTGAGCCATTAGGTCTGGAACATATTGTTGACCCCAACCAGCACTGGTTGATAAGTCTAAGTAGTTCGTTGCTAGCGTCTGCTTTTGAGAAGCAGGTGTACTGTTTAACGAACCTCCTGGAGTAATTGCCATTTTTTCTTAATTTTAAATGTTATTTTTTGTTTTTAATTTTGAACTTAAAAGAGGCAGAATCATCACCTAGCACTTTAACTTTGTACCCGCTTTGAGGACTTCCATGGGAAGCTCTAGCAGTAGTATCTATATTCTTAGCTTTAGCAACACTGTCTTTCAGTGCGTCTGCTTTGCCTTGCTCATAGAAGTGATTAGCAATTGCGTCTGCATTCATAGCTGTGTACAAGCTTTTATGATAACCCTTAGCATCTGACATTGTGTTGTCTTCGTTCAAAAACTTTTTGACAAAGTTGTTTATGTCACTCTGGGTTTCCTTTACTTGGCCTGCGTCCTTAACATTGTATCTATATTTTTTATCTCCGACATTGTATTCAAAACCTTTGAACTTGTCATTGAAAACCTGCTCGGTCTTCTTGTTAAATCTAGACTTCTGTTGCTGAGCTACTTTCTGCGTTTGCTCTGACTCTTTATTGTATCGGTTGAAGAAATCAATCGCCTTCTGCTGCTCACTTGTGAGCTTGCTTCCAGCTTTAATGTCTTCGTAGTATTTAGACTTTTGCCCGTCTAAGTAGGTCTTGGCCTCGGCAACTTGCTCTTTGAGGGCCAATTTTTTACGTTTAATATCTCTTTCATCATCTACATCCTCGTCAAATGAGAAGTTGTCTTCCATAAGGAAGTTTATCTCCTCCGAGTCTAGATGAGGTTTAGTTCTTTTGTAGTACTCAAGCAAAGCCTCTTGATTGTCGAGGTCTTTAACGTTTCTGTTTAAGTTAACGTAGTCCTGAAGATCGCCACCTGTTTCATCCATAAAGTCCATTAACTTCTGAACGTTTTCAGGTATTGCTTTACCAGTCTCTTCGTTAGCGTCAAGAGCTTCAATAACCTCCTCCTCGGTTACAACCTCTTCTTCTGTTACTTCCTCAAGTGTGGGCGCTTCGTCATTAACGACCTCTTCTTGTGTAACCTCTTCAATTGCTTCTTCGAGATCAGTTTGGTTTTCATTAACTACTTCTTCTTGTGGTTCTACTGGTTTACTTAAATCTACCTTGATAACACCTGGGTCATCTTTGCTTTCAAATTTTTCAAGATCAGGTTCTACAACCTGCTCTTCTACGGCCTCTACCTGAGGCTCTTCTTGGGTAACCTCTTCAGTCACCTCTTCATTTTTAACTTCTTCCATAATATATTATATAATTAATTACCAATTTGTGGATTAAACTTATCTAAGCCTAATCCGCCTCCTAGTATATCATTACCTGAAGACTCAAACTTTTTAGCATCTGCTTTCACTTTTTCTCTACGGTCTTTACCTTGCTCTTTCATGCCCTCAACTCTTTCAGAAGACTGGCGCTCTAAATCCCGCAACTGGGTGTTCAACTCAAACTCATACATCATTAACTCTTTCTTTAACCTAACCTCTTCTTGAAGGTGTGTTAATTTGGTTTGAGCTTTAACTTGCTCTAGTTGCGTGTCTGCTTGAGCTTTTGCCTGATTTTTTTGTATCTCAGCATTAGCTGCGGCTTGTTGAGCTTGCGCATTTGCGGATGCTTGCGCTTCCATGTTCTGTTGCTGCATTTTCTGATCACGCTCTAGTTTTTTCTTACGTTTAACTTTTAAAACTTGATTAGCCAACCTAACATTCCTTATATTTCTAACATCAATTGCATCATCTAGTTCAATTAATTGCTGAGCTAAAGCTGTTTGTATATTGTTTTCAAGCATTTGCTTTTCCTCTTCGTCAGGTTCTAGCTCAATGAAAATACCAAAGTCATATAGATATAACTCAGACATTTCTTTTAAAGTAGCAACGTTGTGAGCTCCTACAGCTTGAACAAACGCATCAGCTGTTGGAGAGTACTCTAGTATATCTGATATTCTCAAAGATAAAGCCTCAGCTACTTCTGACGTTAAAAACATCGAGCTAAGTAGAATGTGTCTAGTAGCAACGTTAGAGTTTGCCGCAGCTAGCTTTTGAACACCAACTAAAGACTTAGGATCTGGAACACTAGCGTCTCTAGCTTCGTTTAAACCCGTAACGTCACGTATCATCTGTAGATAATAGTTATACGTTTGGATTAAACTTTGGATCTTGTTCTGCCCCGCAGAGTTAGCTATTTGCTGAATAGGTACTTTACCTGGGTTTGGATCACCGTCACCAGTAAACGATCTACCTATAACACTACCTGTTTGAAAGAACATATTAAGCGCCTCTTGAGGATTGTAATTTGTTCCGTTACCTAAATCTATTTCAGCAAGTCCATCAGCGTCAAGGTATACTCCGTCAGGAACCATGCGCGACATCACTTGCTGCAGCTTAAGATGTGTTAGCTGAATAGTATCAGCAAACCCAGTAATTCTACTTACAATAGACTCTATGCGACCCTCGTACATACGTGGAGCAACCAAAGCGTAATTCATCTTGACTTTGTTAAAGTCAGACTTTTCACGCATCATATTTTTAGCCTTCTCCCACTTTAACAGTCGATCAGTACCAAGTATCATAGCGCCTTCAAAAACACACTCAACTGATCTTTGAAGTCTTATGTAACCCCCTTCTTTACCTTCTGGCGGATTAAAAGTGTCTGGCTTCTCTATAGCTTTATACCCACCAGTGCTTGTCTCTTTGATCTTATACACATCATTAGTGTATGTCCTGTAATTAAAGTACAGGACTTGAACTTTATTTTTATCATGTATATCAGCGTGGCGTGAGCCAGTGTATCTTTTGCTGGACCTTTTGTGAATGGACTCTAGATCCATTTCAGTTAGCGTGTCAAACTCTCTAGCTAGCTCATTAATAGGTATTGTCTTAACTTCACCTATGTAGTATAAGTCCTCAAAGTACGGTGAATCAGTATGAGAGTAAACTATATTAGCTGGATCTACATACTCAACAGTTGCGCCATCGCTTGAGTTAAAGCCAGTTTTAACACATCCTATACCTAGAACCGTTAAATCATATAAAAGCCTTCTTCTAGTGAGATCATATTTATTGCCATCCAACAGGTGGTTGATAGCTTGCTCTTCAGCTATTTCTACAGCTTGCTTATAGTCTAGCTGCATATGTAAGTCTAACTCTTCCTTCGTTTCTGGAAGTTCAGCTTTTTTGTTTTCGTATAAATCAACATTAAAAAGTTTTCCAGCTTGATCATTGTATGCTTGAGCGTCCATGTCTCTAAGCATAGACTCCATATAGTCTGTTCTTTTATCTACACCATATTGATCTTGAGAGTACGCTTTAACGTTAAACATTCTCTCAGACATACCGTTTACCACAATATCTACAAACTTTGGTATAATAGGAACGGGCTTCCAATCTAAATTAAGATAAGACAAATCACCATTAATAGATAACTCATCCTTATACTTTTGTATCGACTGCTCGCCTCTAGCGTATAATCTTAAGTTATGGTACTTACCTTGAGTACTAGAAAACCTATTGTTATAGCTATCCTTAAACCACTCCTGCTCTATAGCTTTAGCCACCTTGAGCCCGTACTCGGAACTCATTTTCTCTAGGTCCGGCACTGCTTGAGAAGGAAAATTTACATATACTGACTCAGCCATGCTATTTTATTATTTGGGAATTAAACCCTTTATTGTTATATTTTGCCATACTAAAACCTACAGGTTGTCTTTCTACTTTTGCGTTAGGTGCGTATAAGTGTCTATTACAAGCCATAATAGCTAGACCAGAACTTATAGACGCATCGTGCTTAGTTCTTTTGTTTATGTCAAATCTAGCCCAATCGTTTAGCAACTCGTTAAAGTACACTGTTCCATAGTTACCTTCGCCTAAATGTCCTACGTGATCTTGTATGTACATCTCTATAGCTGAGGCGTGAGCTTGTTTAATATCTTCACTTGAGTTTGGTATACCACCCACTTCTTTTTCAGCAACTGATAACTTCTTCCAAGTTTTGTCTGGTCTGTTCATGCTGTAACCTCTATAACCTCTTCGGCGTAAGTAATACAGTAATCTAGGTTTGTTATTCTCTGCTAATAAAGGCATACCGTAAAACACTAAAGCCATTAACACATCTTCAAAAAATATCTCTGCGGTTTGTGGTCTTGCTATATACTCTAAGAAAAACGTGCTTGAAGGCGCGTCTTCCATAGAAAACTTTGTTAATCCGTGGAGCGCCCCTTTCGATCCTTTACCATCAACAGTACCGCTAATATCATAACTGTCACACCCGAACGCGCCAATATGATCATTGCCTGGGAACTTAATACCATTTTTTGTTATTTGTTTATTTTGCAAATTAGCTGGTGGTACCCAGCTCACTTTAAATCTTCCACCTGGATCTGGATGAAATATCACTTCTGTATCCTTAATGCCATTAACCCAACCAAAACTACCTGTCGTAGTATGAGCAGCGTGTCTACTTCCTTCGTTATAGTCTATCTGCTCATATATTTTCATTAGGTTAAATATACTGCTTTTGCTCTCATCTCTGAAAGCGTGCTCCGTAGTTCTAGGAAACTGTCGGTAAAACTCATTTAAAGCGTCTTGATCATCTTTAAGACCATCAACTTCATTCTCCCAGCTATCTACAACCCCAATATCTATTAGTTCACCGTCTGGTCCCAGTCGTTCTCCATCACGTGGATTATCAAAGACTGGAAATCCGAATTCGTCAATAAATCCTTCATAGTTCCATTCCATAGGGATAAAGAGAGAATACAGGCCAGACTTTGTTTGTCCATTACGGTTTCTCCTAGAAACATCTGAGTCATTGTATAGCTTTTTAAAATTACTACCTCCTTTATCTAACGCGTTTGAAGTAGACCCCATAAGGCATTTCCCTACGATTCTACTTCCAAGTCTTAAGCAAGTCTTTGTTACTCGCCAGTTATTTAATATATTATCAGGTCTCTCCCACTTACCACTCTCATCGTGCACCAACAAGTTTAACTTTTCACCATCGTAGCTGTTGTCACCTGTATTCTTCCAGTCTATCGTAGTGTCAAGACCAGCAAGCTCCTCTAGCTTCTCGTTACTCTGTATTTTCTTACGAGTAAACTTAGTGGAAGGTACTCGGTATGCTAACTCGGATTTCGGACGATCCATACCATCCTGTATAGGTTTAAAGAAGAAAGGGTAATTAATTGATATAGGTACCACTTTATCTGTAAACATTTTCTTCGCATCGGCACCAGACTTAGATAAGATCCCATATCTACTATCACTCGATATAGTGGCTAAGTTAACTGTTTCTGCAGAGGACATAAAAGAAAAACCTGAACGACGGTTCTTAAGGTAGCACATTCCATAGCATCTCTTATCTGCCTTGCAGGCTTCCCAGAATATAAAGAATAACCGATTGGCCTCTCTAAAGTCTGGTGCACCCACGTCAATTTTACTCCATTGCAGGTACATATAGTGACTACCAGTTATATACGTTGGTTTACCGTTATTCATAAACCAATGCCCTTCGTCCCTACGCCTGAACTCTTCGTCAATATACCCGTGCCACTTCTCTTTTTGTTCGTCTGGATAACTTCTCCAGTCAAATATAGTTTTTATGCGGCTAAGTTCTTTAGGTTGATCTATCTTCTTCCACTTGTTGCTTTCGTGCTTGAAAACATTAGTAGGTTTAGGTAGAGCAATTTTAAAACCCTGTATGTCGTATATCTCACCTATAACACCGGTTCTAGATAAGACCACTATATCGTGATCTTTATCATAACCGTACTTCCACTTCTTACCTCTGTTCAGCCTAGTTAAAGTGGTTTTCTTTATAGGCTCTATTATTTTTAATAATGTTTGTTCGTACATTACTTAGATCTTCCTTCAGCAAAACCCTTAAAGACGTTTGCTTTCTTTTCTTCAGGCTCACGGCCTTCAAGCAAGTTCTCCTCTTCTTGGATTCTGGTTAATATCTCAAAGGCATCGAAGATAGCAAGCTTTTTTGTAGCAGCAGCGTTCTTGAGTCTGTCCGCGGTGATATCATCACCTGAATCAACTATAGCTTCTTTAGCCACCTTGATCAACTCTTCAACGGCTATTTGCCCAGCTTGGATTATACTCTTCTTCGTCTCCTTGATATTCATATTTAATTGTAATAAAATTAGATAAAACTCGGTACATCCTTTGACCGTCCACTACAAACTCAAATTCACTTTTAGGTCTAAACCCAACTAGATCACCTACGTTTACCGTGCCATCTGAGTGCTTTACAACACCTATGTGCGGTCTTTCAGAATCAGCGTTTAATTGACTATTGTCTTTGATAGGCTGTACGAAGCAATATCCCCTGGGACATATCCAATTACCATCTCTTTTGTATAGGTAGATTTGGTCTTGCGTTACTAGATATTTACCTTCCTCAAGAAAAGATCTACTGTTTCTTTCTCTACCTTTTACATCATGCCATCTTCTAAAAACGTTGTGATGTAATGTCACTATATCACCTACTTTGGGATTCAAAGGAGCTCCAGCGCTAGGTACAGATAAGATTCTAGCTTCTCTGTTTACGTGCTGATGGTTAAAAACCTCAGTGTTTAATATTAACTCCTTGCCTCCAACTTTTTTACTGTTGTTATACCTTTCACCTAATGGTTCTACAACATAGTTGTAAACTGAGTGCATTAGTATTGTAGGTTATACTCAACAGATATAGCCATATTCTTATTAAAGTCCTTCCAAGGTATAACCGCTTTGTCTTTACGTATATAGATAGAGTACTTATCCTCTTCTTCTAGTATATCACATATAGTATGACCTCCATACACTTCTTGCCCTACGGCATAGTGCATGGAGTCATTCTTGTAGTCTTTACCTATTGTAATCTTACGAATCAGATGGCTCATCTTCTCTGTATCTGATGCTTCCATCATTAATATTTACGTCAATTTCATCGCCATATTCTTCACGTATTTCAGTTTGAAGCTCAGCAAGTTTTTCATTGCCTTGAGATATCGTATTTATAGCATCTTGCTTTTGCAGTTCAAGTTGGCCAATATCCATCTTGAGCTTGTTTAATGCTTGAGCTAAGCCCTGCAGTCTTTTTAGCTGGTCATCAGAGATTGCCTCTGGCTTTAGGTCTACGACCTTGTTCTTTTTTTTACCCATAATTAAATTAAATTAAATTGTTATTAAATAGTTGTTTCTGTATACCATTCTCCATCTACATTGTTTAGGATAGCTAGTATCTCGCTATGTGTGTATTGTGTTTTTCCGTCTAAAAAAGTCGGTGTATCCCCTTCAAACTTAACAAAGGTTTTTGTGTCGTCGTTATTGTAGCGCAGCGTGTCGGCACTTGTTTCTAAAACCTGCGAAAAGTCCACCGAACTAACATCCGAAGAATCTATAATTACGTATTTTCTCATTACCAAGGTTTTACTGATGACCACGTAGGTCCGTTAGACAAAGTAAACGGAGCGTTGCTGTTTCCAGAGCTATCAGCGGTAGTAGTACCAGTGTTCTCATCCATTTTGTAGTATCTCTGTAAGTCACCTGAAGAAGTGTAATCACCAGAGTTGCTAGTTAATAACGGGTTGTTATCATATATCTCTGTAATTTCCGCAGCGGTAAGTACCGAGTCCCAAGTGGCTATTTGATCTAGATACTGCTTGTAAAAAGCAATACTAGCTAAATTTGATGTCGTGAAAAGAGTCGCACCTGTATGAGACTCTAAATTTGTAGAAGAAGCCACTGATGCAGTGCTATTAGTAGAAACTTCACTGCCATCTATATAGCATTTGTTTGCCCTATTAGTGCCAGACCCGTCGCTTGTAAGTACAACGTGATGCCAGGTGTCAGCGCTCATGTTAGAATTAAAGGATGTGTTGATAACGGTTGTAACGACTCCTGTAGCGCCAACTACGGCAATATCTCCACCGGCATCGGAATATATCCAAAAATAGTTAGATGGGTAAGCGCCTTTCCAAAATATCGTCTGGGTTGTGGTTGTGTCAAATCTAATATAAAAAGAAAGCGTCCAACTACCTGTAGCTAGATCGTCAAATATATTGTCGCCATCAGGTTGGGTTAACATATCATTTGTTCCATCCATAAGGATAGAGTACGAGTTAGTGTTGCTAACACCTCTCATCGCTATTGATGAGCCTAATTGACTTGAGTTAATTAAACCTATACCTAGTCCTATCATTACTCTCCTATGTAAGCTATTAATCTACCAGTGCCATCGGGTTCTATCTCAGTGTACCTACCAAATAAAACTAAACCTGCTGGAAAAACAAATCCAGAGCTATCCATGGTTGGACTCTGTCCTCCAAATCCTTGGCTACGCTCCCAATAAAATTGAGTTTTATCGCCACTACCAGCTGCTTTATCTGCAGCGACAGATTTATTTAATGTTATATCAGCTCCATTTACGCTGACAACTTTGTATGGATCTGTCAAGCTACTTGGGCACATATCTGTGTGCTCAACGATCATGCCCTTTTTTATACTCGCACTAGCTGTAGCTACAGTTATAACTCTGTCATCATCGCCAACGTCGTCATTGTGAGTTCCTGTATCTTCGTGATCACCGGTGCCGTGAGACGACCTAACGCCATCTATAAACATTGTTTTAGATACTCCTGAAGAGCTAGTGTATGTTTCGCTTTGTAGTTTATCAAAACGTAAGTCTTCTAGCATCTGTATTGCAACAAACACCTTGCCTGATGGAGGTTTTATGACATCGCCTTGTGAGTAAACAGAACCTAGTTGACCAAAGTTATACGATACGTTTGTAGATTTTCCCATTTTTCTAAATTTAACTATTCGCCGAGGTAAGCTATAAAACTACCTGACGATGCAGCGGCTTGAGACCACCGTCCATATAGAGTATGTCCATCGCTTATGGTGCCAGTTAAAGAAACTCCACCTGAACCGTGGTCATCCGTAGGTGTAGGTGTGCCGTCAACAACCGAACTGTGCGCATGATCGCTAGTGCTTATTGCCACGCACTCTATGTTACCATCACGAGAATCTGTAAGCGCAGTAAACGTTGTTGTCCCAAGTGCTTGAACCGCTATTATGACCATTCCTTTTGGCGGCTTCACCGATCCAGCAGTTGAAAATATTGATCCCATTTGCCCAAAGCCGTAAGCAACCTCTTGTGAATTCATTCCCATTTTATTTTTTTACTTTTTCTATTGTTCTACCCGCAAAATATGCTCCAAAGGCAGTCAACATTAATATTTCTAATAAAGACACGTATGAGTCTTTTACGTTGAAAGGCAGCGTATCCATACTGTCAAACACCATAGTTAGCATGAACATAGTCATAAGAGCTAACAAGGTTAAAGGTCTAATTAGTTTAGCTAGCTTTACATCGCTACCCATATCAGATGCCCATCGTGAAGACACATTTTCTTGGAACTTTACCTCTGCATCTATAATACGCTGAGCCTCTTCAGAGTCTACAGCTGGATCCTTATCTATAAGGTTTTTGACAATACCTAGAGCTCCGCTATCCGGGAGAAGATCTCCCACTACACCTAGTATATTCGGAGCTTTGTCAGCTAACCAAGAACCCAACTTAGTGTCTTTTATTTTCTTTTTATTATGCATAATTCTCTGCGTTCATAGCTCTTTGCTCCCAGTGGAATATTTCGCTTCCCTCTTCGTGCCACTCGCCGTTGTATTTAATCTTACCATCTTTTCTAGGATATGTAACCCCATCCGCTCTAACCCAGTCATCTCCATAGGCTATTCTTCCTTCCTTTATCTCCTCAGCGTGTTTACCTTCATGAGCCTCTATCTTGTTCCATTGCTCGCTACCAGGTTTGACGCTTTTATCTATGTAGATACTACCATCCATATTAGCCTCTCCAAGAATACCATCGTCTAGATCTTTCCTAAGAATAGGTGTATTACTAGAGTTCTTTATATCCCTATTTTCTTTACCTAACTTAAAACCCATTATCTATCTGTATCTCGTATCATATCATCTATGGACTTATTATAGACCTTATCTGTGTATGATTTGTTATTGAAAAATATACTTCGCTCTGAGGTCGGCAGATCCTCTTCGCCTAATAGGATACGGTATATCCTAGTGACTAGCTGGGAGCATTTGAAAGAAGTCTTAAACACAGAGAACTTTATACTCGTTCTATTCCTATGTCTCCAAACTTCTATCCATCCAGCTGATCGTAGTTTCTCCCATCTTTTCTTATCCCAAGAATATGTGTAAGCACCCTCGATGAATTCGTTTCGGGTAAATCTACCCTTATGATCTAGGTATATCAATAACTCTAGATCGGCATCTGTTAACCCATAAGTCTTACAGGCCCACTTACGCGTGAGCCTGTAGTACTTAAGGATATTCATATCACGCAAATCTTGCGCTGTTAATCGCATTTATTAAGCTGCGTCAATAGCAAACGTAACTGTAGTCATACCTGCTGCGTTGTCTCCGAAGTATTTTTCGTTGAATGCGTCTGCAAATTTAACCATCTTACCTTGATTCCTTGGATCGCAAATAACATCCGCGATAGCTTCAGCAACCAAGTGGTGCTTATTAGAACCGTGTGTTATAGTAACTTTATCTTGTGCCCCAGTGTCACCAGTAGTAGGTGGGAAGGTAAGTAAAGTATTAGCAGCATCAACAGCCTCTATATTTAAGAGCGTAGATGCGGCTTTAACTAAAGCTTGATCAGCAGCGTAAGGTTTTAGCAATGTTAGTTTAAAACCATTTTCGCCAGCTGTTGAGCTTTGGGTTACACCATAAACAGCGTCTTCAGCCACGGTTTGTAAATGTAGATCACCGTCACCAGTTCCTTCTGCATAAGATATAGCGTACGGTGATATTTCGATATTAGCTTGATCATCAGCTACCGTTCCGTAGTGAGTCCCAAACAAGTGTACATCAGCACTACCGTCATTATGAGCAGCATCCATAGTTAATTTAGCCATGCCGTTATGAAGCCATCCTTCACCACCCGCCGCTTGAGCTACGGTAATAGCGCTTACAGGCATATTTACGAAAGGAGCCCCATCAGCAACAGTGACATCTTGATCAGCCGTAGCAGTTGAAGCCTTTACAGCTGTTATGTCGTCTGAAAAATATAAGTATACGTCGTTTTCCATTTTCTTGTATTTTATAGAGTGATAGCACCTACGCTGGTGATATGCTCAAGGTTAGTAAATGTAGAACTGTTGTCATCTCCGACAACAATAAACCCGTCTTTAGGGTTTCCACACATTGCTGCGTGTACAGAGTCTAACGCTTCAGTAGTCATACCTGGCGTAAAGTTTATTGCAACTGTAGATGTGTCTAACGCATTATCAACTTTCTTGAAATGCATTAAAAACTTCTCAGAATCAGTTGGCTCAGTACCTAGATAGTTCTTTGCTGGAACCATTAAGGCATCATTTGAAGCCGTTTCAAAATATAGAAATTTCATAGTTATTCTTTTAGTTAGTTAATAATTAGTTTTGTGTAACAGTAGGTGTTCCAGATAAAACTCCTCCTGCGTAACTAAAGTATTTACTATTAATAGCGTCCGCCATAGTTATAAAAGGTTTTCTAGAATTGATTGCACCTGCTACACCTCTAGCTAAATCTCTAAAAGATCCAGAAAATACTACAGCCACAGTGTCTTCTTCTGCTTCCTCAAAATCTTCGTTTTGAAAATAGAAGGTGGCTCCAGTTGCTCCTGTCTGATCTAAACCCATAAATCTAGATGCTTTATAAGCACCAGATCCAGCATTTGAAAGATCAGCATCAGCAAAGTAAAGAATTGTTTCTTTGTTCATGTTGTTTTTAATTAATTGTTTTTGATTTACCGTTTAAGGTTTAAGGTTCAAGGTTTAGGTCTAATATATATATCACACGTAATATGCTTTTTCTAAAGAGTGTTGGCGGTAGTTTATGAGTATCTCCTCGTTACAGTTGATAAGCTTAACTGAAACCATTAGTAGATCACCATGCTTAGTATAATAAAACCTAGCGTTGTTATTGTCACTATGGTTAGTCCATCGACCTAATACTGTTCTGTATTTTTGATCTATGCTACCTAGCCCAATAACACAACCGGGTTCTATACACTTACTAGCAAATACCCCAACACCGTGTATATTTGAGTCCGATTTGTGATATATATCACTATCAAACTCAACCACGTTGTCTATGTCAACCATCGCTTGCATCTCTTCTTGAGACACACCAACGTCAACTAGCATTTGTTTATAACCACTCACTCTATTAGAACAACATCTCTTGCTCGGATTACATGGTACATTGTATCTGCCCAGGTTATACCATGCCCAGCGTGTTTGTCGTAATATATAATATCTTTATCTTTTAGGCCTTCAACTAGATTACCTGTAGAGATAATCGTAGCTTTAATATACCTATTTGTCTCATCTAATTCCTCGGTAAGAAGCAGACCCCCAACTTTCTTGGGACCTACTTTTTCTACGTCTACTACAATGTAATCATTAATTGCTTTCATTTGCTCTAGCATTTGAGATTACACAATCTGCGGATATAATAGTTGACACCACTGACACAGCGTTCTTCAAAGCTGACTTAGTCACGAGCACTGGATCTACGATACCAGCTTCTAGCATGTCAACGCATTCTCCAGATATAACATCTATACCGCAGTAGTCTTTAGTGTCACACGCTACGTCTTTGTTTATACCAGCGTTTTCTAGTATAGTGTAAAAAGGAGACTTAATAGCTTCAAGCAGTATCTCCTCCCCGACGGAGTCGGCGGAAATTTTTTGAGATGCCCACCAAAGTGCTGAACCGCCACCTGGGATAATACCTTCTTTCAAAGCTGCTTTAGTAGCATATATAGCGTCTTCAACCCGGTCTTTCTTTTCTTTGAGCTCTACCTTTGATCCAGCACCTACTTTTACTATACCCACAGATCCGGATAGCATAGCTAGCCTAGACTCAAGCTTCTTTTTAATAAAGCCGTTCTTTTCATCTTCAACCTTCTTAGCTACCTCAGCAATTCTCTCTTCTATATCCTCTGTAACTCCGTCCAGTGTAATCACTGTGTTTGAATCACTAGTTATAGCGTACTCAGCTTCACCTAGGTGTTCTACAGAGATAAGATCTAAATCATCACCTAGCTCTTCGTTGATAACTGTAGCACCTGTTAATATAGCTAGATCTTCTGTAGCGTCCTTTTTAGTAGGGCCAAAGCCTGGTAAATCGATAATGTTAACTTTAATATTACCTTTCACCTTGTTCATCATAAGAGCGGCTTTTACTGACTGAGCTACTGGAGCTACTATGAGTAAAGCACGGCCCTTCTTGATAACATGCTCTAGTATGCTTTGTACCTTACGAACGTTTGGTATTTCGCTAGATACTACTAAAACATAGGGGTTGTCAAGCTCAGCTAAGTGTTTATCAGTGTTAGTGATGAAGTGAGGCGACGTAAGCCCGCAGTCAACCTGCACTCCATCAACTAACTCCACATGCGTTTCATCAGTGTCACCTTCCTCCATGAGTACGACACCATCCTTACCTACTTTTTGGTAAGCTTCCGCAATAATGCTTCCAAGGGCTTTATCATTATTGCAACTAATCGCGCTAACAGCGCTAAGCATGTCTCCTTCAACTTCAATAGCCCTGCTTTCAAGATGTTTAACAACTTTCTCCAGGCCTGAACTAATACCTGCTTTGACTCCTCTAATAGATTCTTTAGCATGCTTCTTTTTATTTACTTCCTTTAGAAGTGATTCAGCGAGGACAGTAGCCGTTGTGGTACCGTCACCCGCTTCTTTCACTGTGTTACTGGCAGCCTCCTTAATTAAGGTGGCACCTATATTTTCAACCGGATCATATAAGACTACGCTTTGGGCAACGGTTACTCCGTCTTTTGTTATGACCGGCATACCGCGAGCATCTTCATATATAACGCATTTTCCCGATGCGCCAAGTGTACTTTTCACGGCTTGGGCTAGCTTAGTTACGCCAGCAATTATTTTGTTCTTAGCGTCTCGACCAAAGTTTAGTTCCTTGATCAATTCACTAGGTAAATTGTACTCCATATTGTATTAAATTAAATTAAATTTGTGGTGTATTAGAACGTCTTTACGACTTTAGGGCCTTTTGTAGCCTCTAGTTTCTTAGAGAAGTAGTCTATACTCCCATCAATAGCGGATTCGGCACCCTGCATAGTCTCTCTACGAGTTACAGAGTGCCAACTTTCCTCATCTTTCGGGTTAGACACTTCCGTTTGATAGTATCCGTTAGGTAATTGGGTGATTCGCCACTTAGATTTATCGGACATGTGTGTCCATTCAGCGATTTCGTGTTTGCCTGGTTTGGCAGTGTGTGTAGTAGACGTGCTACTGTAGTATAAATAGGTCATTTTGTGTTTGGTTTTTATGACTGTTTATGGTATAGGGATTTTCCCTACGAATTTCTATTTTGATAAGCTCTCTGCATGACCCTGTACTCCGCGTCTGTTGGCTCTGTTATGCCTAAATTCTTAAAGTAGTCACCTTCAAAAGCCTTAATGCCACCTACAGGTGCTTCTTCTGAGGCACGCTTCCTAGCTTCAAGGGTAGAGTTTAACTCAGCACTCCTTGCTTTCGATATATTTGACTGACCTGCGGAGTTTAGCTGACCTGTTCTAGAAAGCTTAGCAATTTGATCTTCCGAGAGACCATCAAGCCCTTCAGCAAGCATTTCCTTCACTTGGCTTTCTTTGTATTTACCGTGTACCTCAGGTGTTTTTGTTTTTGCGTCTTCAGCAACCTCCATAGCCTCTGGATTTGTGGTTGTGCCTTGCTCATACTCGCTCTCAACCCTAGCCTCACGCGCTGCCTTCTCACGAAGTTCTTGCTCGGTTGGTATATGTCCCGGCTCGTGGTCACGCATCGGAGATGAACCCATCATTTTAAAGCTAGGGGTGTTGCTTGATTTTAATTTAAACGCCATAGTTCTTTGTTTTTATTTAGAATCATCAATCTTTTTTTCTCTATCGCGCCCAACTTTATAAGCTTTTACTGGATCGAAAGTTGTTTGTCTAGAGCCATCGCCAAGCAGAATAGATCTACCTGGACCTTGATCCCACACGTTTTTCAATCCCATACCTACTTGAGAAGCTTTATCATACATAGACTGGGCAGTTGATTTCTTATTTCCTTTGTTCTCATCTCCTTCGTTGTTATTAAACGGAGCCCCGTAGTTTCGAGCCATTGGGCTCCCTTTCATTTTAAATGCCATAATGTTTATTTTTTATATTTTTTTTTAGCGAAACTGTGGTTATACTTACCAGTCTTCATGTTTTTCATAGCTGAAGAAGCCACGTTTTTTTCAAGAGCATCAGCCGCTTTTTGTGTGTTAGCTTTCTTATCAGCGTCCGCTAGGAGCTTCTTGTTTATTTTAGCGTCTTTAGCGTCGGCTCTCTTCGCGCGTCGAGCTTTACCGCCTCTACCAGTAACTTCTTTAGCCTTTGCTTTAGCACTTTTCTTAGACTGCTTACGCATGTCCTTTTTAGTATCTTGAAGATCACGGTAGTTTTTACGCTCCTGGCGATCCATGCCTTCCATTGCGGCTTTCCTATCTTTACGCTTTACCTTTTTAATATCTGGAGATGGTGTTTGATCAACTTTCATCTTACGATCTTTGTTGACTACGGTGCTCTTTCCGCTTGTTCTACCGCTTGATACAACTAACGTGCGCCCTTTATTTTTCGATGTTGTTGTTTCACCAGACTGGTTAACCCCTCTCGTAGCTCCATCCACTGCTTTTGGCTTTGGCTTTGACATTGGCTTTGGTGCCGCTACTTTAGTTGTAGAGTCTTGAGCCCATCCTCTGCGAGTATACTCATCGCGCCTAGCTTGGCTGTTTAAAGCAAAGTCCTTCATGCTTTTGCCTGAGGATGGAGATGGAGATCGTTTTCCACCGCTGCGGTTTTCTGTTTGACCATCTACCATGATGGTTTCTTTTTTAAGCGCAGAAGCGTGGGACGCTGTTCCCGAATGCATTGAGGAACCTTTCATTTTAAATGCCATTGTAACTATGTGTTATTGTGTTTGTGTGAAGTAAGCATACTCGACTTGTATTGTTTGAGTGGAGTTTGATACGACTTGAATTTTACTTGCACTTAGAACTGGCATAAATAAGAACTCTTCAGCCTTTAATCGACCGATATCTCTAGCATCGCTACCATCGTGTACATGTACTTCCAGGGTGTTTGCTGTATCGGTTGTTCCATCAGCTTGTTTACCTGTGTGTTTTACATAAACGTATTTATTACCTCCCCCAGCAGGATCGAGATCTACCTTAGTGCCACCACTAACCGCAGTTGCTTTAAAGGAAACCGACTGCAAAGGAGCTTTCACGCCAAGTAAATCACTTACGGATAGCGATATAGCAGACCCGAAGTCCGCGGCTGTACCTGCTAATGTTAGTTTTGGGGTTAGTGTTGCCATTGTTTAAAGTGTTATACTTCGTATAATCACAGGATTAACTCGCGATTTACAAAGTGTGACATAAGCCTACTACTAGGTACTACTTTATAGGCTATTGTCACTAAAAAAAAGTTGTTA